CATTGAATATATTCAATACTGATAATACTTCTGTTCCAATACCAATTGTAGATCCAATTGATAATGAATTAGGTATGCTAGAAACATATATGTCTGTCATGATACCAGAAGCACCATTAGCAGGTATTTCCTGATATATGTTAAAGTTTTCTGTAGATATTGCAACTGTTCTCAATCCTGCAATTTGGTCTACAAATGTTGATAAACCACTTATTGAAATTACATCATTTGTATTAAAAGTGTGGAAAGGATCAATTTTAACTGTTATCTTGTTGTTACTCCAAAGTAAAGTACAATTTGTAAATTCCGAAACAGAAGATGCAATAGAAGTTATTGTTGAACCTTCTACTTCAGAAATTATTGCACTTGCACCACCACCATTAGTTCCTTCATTATCAAAAGTAATTACATCATCTACTTTATAATTAACTCCTGCATTTCTAACATCTACACCTACAATAGATCCTTTAGTAGTAGATTCAATTGTTGATTCTTGACTAAAGAAACTTTGAGATTCAATGATAAAATCATTTCTAGACCCAGTTATACCTAACTGATGTGGGAAAGTATTTCTAACTAAAACTGATTGATTTATATCAAAACTTTGATCTTTATCATCTAATTGATTTAATGATCTAAATCTTTTACCTACAAAATAAGGGAATTTTGGAGTAAATGTTCCATCAGTTGTTATACCTGCAAAATATGCATAAGTTCCATTTGGATATTCTGGAGTTTTACAGAATCTTGTATTATGAACATCTAAATCTCCAGTAGCATCATATGTAAAATCTTCAATAAAAAATCCATCAACAAATCCTTGTGGACGATCTACAACAACAGATGGATCTAATTTATAACCTACTTCTAATGGTCTTACACCTGATCCAGTATCAAGAGGATCACTATAACCAAAAGGACCGTAGATTGGATGTCCATCATAAGCATATCCAATTATTGGAGAATGAGTTGTTCCTGTATCATTAAATTCTCCAGATGCAATTTCATTTGAGTAAGATAAATTAACATATTCCAATCCCTTTTTAAGGGTAGGATACAAATACTCAGATCCATGTCTTTGAGCATCGTTTATAGTTAAAGGTCTAATATTACTGGATAATATTGCATTTTTACCAGCTGATGTAACACTAATACTAGTTTTATCTTGAGTATAATTTGTTCCTTCTGATATTACAACTGCTTCAATGAGTTGTCCATCTCTAATAATAGGACGAATAACTGCACCACTACCATCTCCAACTACTACTGCTTCAGGAACAGAGAAATATTCGGATCCTCTTGACCTAACATCAACTCTAATAAGTTTACCACCAACTACCACAGGATATAATGATGCACCCTTACCATTTTTAATACTTACACTAGGTGATTTTTCAAAATTTAAGGTTGTGCTACCATAACCAGTTCCAGTTTCATAAAGATAAGCATCAATAATATTACCTCTAACATAAGGTGTTGCTGTGATAACCCCTGTACCCGCTGCACCGAACGAAACATTAATATTTAACTTTATATCTGGATATTTAAATTGGTGGAATCCAGACCCAACAGAGTCCAATTTAATATAAAGTCTACTATCAAAATTATCTCTGATAGTTCCACCTATACCTGCATCAGCAACTCTAAATTGATCTTTACTCTTCTCAAAGATGTAATATTGATGAGTAGTAACTAATCCAGATATAACAGTTCCTGTATTTTGATATTCAACTAAATCTCCCTCTTTAAATCCATGATTATTAAAGTTAACAAGATGATCTATAGTTGAAATACCAACTGGTTTTACGTTTAACTCTCTATTTTGATAGTTAGAACCACCTTCTATAACTCTAACTGATTTTAGAGTCTTTTTACCGTTAAAGGTTCTGAATCTATGAATACCAGAATTAGAGGTGGTTGTAAATCCAATTGTGTTAATACCAGCTCTAAAATCATTTTCAGAAAAATATAATCTAATTGTTTGTGCATTTACAAATTCTGCAATGTATCTTGTATTTTCTACTAAGAATCTATTTTGATCTGCATTAGAAGCAGCAAAAGTTCCAATACCTAATGCAGGATTACCATTTGTTCTGTATACAACTTCTTCTCCATCAGCAAAATTATGATCACCTAAAAATGTGATAGTTTCTGCAGATTCCCCTATACCACCACCAAATGTTAATAATCTAGCATCAAAACTAGCACTTAAGAATGATTGTTCAACAACTGGTTCTAAAGCAACACCATTACCAGGTCCTCCACCAGTTATACTAAGAGAAATAACCTTATCTAATTCTTTTGTTTGAGGATCTACTAAAATTTTCTCAACAGATCCGCTAAGAACAGGTCTTACAAGTGCTGTTGTTCCTGATCCAGTATTAGCAACTTCAATAACTGGTGGATTTATTACATCATATCCAGTTCCTGAGTTTACTACATTTACAGATGTTAAGGGACCTGAATAAATTTTATCTTGAGATTTATAATTCTTAATTTCAACTCCATTTACCATCATACCAACAGTTTCTGTGGTAGTGTCTAATCCATCATTCTCTCTAGGTATTAATGGAAACTTTCTAAGAAGTTTTTGTGGTTCAATTTGTTTTTGATAAACAGATCTCAAGGTAAAAGTATGTTTACCTCCAACTCCCAAAACTAAAGGTTCAAATTCAAGATTCAAATCTCCTTGAATGAAAGAATTAGATGCATATAGTTTAATTTGCTGTTTATTTGGTAATACTCTAACGTAATATGATTTACCTGTATCTAATCCTGTGATTGCTGTACTTTCTGGTTCGTAAACAACTTCATCTCCAGTTAAGAAAGGAACTTCTGTATCAAAATTGATAATAGAATATGCCAATTCTCCTGTATCTGTTTGTAGAGCATTACTTTCAGTGTTTCCTGCACCAATAAAAGTTACAGCAGTTCCAACCACTATAGATGGTGTTGATGGTACAGTATCCTGTCTAAATGTGTAAGAGGGAAGAGAGTTAGATGCAACATACATAAACTCTTCGCCATAAAATCCAAAATCAAGATCTTCGCTATAAACGTTCTGTACGTCCGCGAATAGGTCTGAATATTGTAGAGGTACAAATTTACTTGTAGTTTTCTTTGGTATCCTTCTAAGCGAATGTGGAATGCTTGTATCAGTATCAAATCCAACCAATGGATCAATTTCTAGAGTTACTTGAATATCTCCCTGATCAGCAGTTAAGACTTTGGCATTTGTATATACAACTTCATCAATACTATCGTTTATAATATCAACACGATCATTTTCCTTTATACTTGATTTATCAATAGGAGATTTTAAAGTAAACTGATTTGTGCTTGTATTAATACCAGAACACTCATAACTTGAACTAGTATTGTAGATGAAAGAGTTAGCAAATCTTTCTTTATCTGTTTTTACAGCAGATGATACTGGATTTTCAATTACATCACCTAACTCTTTAATTGTTATTTTTTCATTAACTAATGCAAGACCCGCATCTTTTGCAAGATTTATATTTGATATAATTGATGCTACTCTTAATTCAACTGGTTTTGCAAAATCTCCATCCTCATAACCAATTATGGTATCATCTGATCTGATCTCATCAGTTGCAGTAATATTGGCATCAATTCCAGAGCAATTTAAAAACTGATTTATTGTTTTATCAGTGTATGTTATAGTATTAATACCACTAAGAATAGTTCCAGTTGGAGTAAACCCAACAGTAGAATCAACTGTAATTACTGAAGATCCAGCTGAAACATTGGTTATAGATCTTGTATTTGGAGTTACTGCAAAATTTCCTTCGATTAGATCTTTATTACTATATCCAATAAAGAGTGCTAACTTATAATATGTCTTATTGTTCCTAGTTAATATTTCAATTTCAGAAACTGCTGCTTTTGTTCTAAAATTATTTTTTCTATAAATTGTCTGTCCTACTAACTTATTAACATCTCCTGATATTTTTTCTACTAAAACTATTTCTCTTCTAATATATTCTGCATCAGAGGGTTTTAATAAAAATTGTTCTAAGTCAATAACAGAAGGAGAAACACCAAATAAAACTTTGTAGAGTATTCTAAATGATTCCTCTGTACCTTTTGCTTGATAAAATGATCTTGCTTCTTTAATGAAATTACCTGCATTTAATTCAGGAACAAAACCAACATCCTCCAAACCAGGTGTATAAGAATATTTTATTTTCTTATAAAATTCTTTTAAGAATAAAGAACTTAAATTTTGTACAGGAGATTCATTATCATGATTTGCACTATCTGATGTATTAAATACTAATTCTTCTGAATCACTAATATTATGATAAGAAGTTATACCACTAAATCCACGTTTACAACCTGTAAAAGTATTTGTAGTTAAACCAGTATATGTAATTATTTCATCATCAATCTTAAGAAGACCATACTCACTAGGAAATCCTCTTGTACTTTCAACACTTATTGTTTTACCTATTGCAGTTAAAGATTCAGTAAGAGAAGTAACACCTACAATAACTTGCGGTGTTAACTGATCAAGACTTAAATATTGATCAAGATTATCAACAAGATCAACAGGACCTCCCTGAAACTCCAATGAACGGTAGTATTGTTGAAATAAGTCTACTGTCTTGGGACTTTGATCTAAAATATATTCGGGTAATTGTCCCTCTATCAGTTGGTGAACCTTTACTCTCGATTCGATACCAGTTTGTATCATATTTTATCCCCTAATTAGCTCTCCATTACTATAACTAGATGTTACCTTAAATCCAACTCCTGAAATCTTCTCACCTGAAGATATAGTGTCTTTAATCATATTTATCGTACTTTTTGAAACATCAAACTCAAGATATAGATCCTTTAATCCAACTACATCATTGGATTCTGGGAATGCTTGAACTTCAATTATATCGTCTGCTAGAACAGTACTAGTTATTAAAACTGTGGTTAGAATAACTTCTCCTTTTATGTAATCTACAAGACCTGCAGATTTTACAATAACCCTATTTTCTCCAGTTTCTGGAATTGGTTTAACTATTGAAAGAACACCTGTTCTTCCGTCTGCATTAGGAATGTCTGTCAAATAAACAACATCTGGTTCATTAATAATTTTAAATCCAGTGCTTTTTATATTAAATCCACCTGCATTGATATGAAATCTATTTCCGAAACACAATTCATACTGTGCTTCTTGATTTACAAGTGCTCTTAAGTTTCTTCTAATCCTAACTCGTGTTATATTAGATGTAATTGAACGATCCACATCATCAATTACGTTCAAAACTTTACTATATTTAAATCTTCCTCCAAATTTACTTAAATCTACTGAATCTGAGTAAGATTGAAGAGAATTTGCAACATTTGTCTTTAAATTATCAACGTTTGTTACTTGAGATGAGTTAAAATACACTGAAGAATCAACTTCTACATAAAGAATCTTAATATCAACAAGTTTTTGATTAATTCCTGTTAATGCGAAACTCTTTAATTTGCTTAAAATAAAGTCTTTATCAAAATCTGATACAAAATCACCATTTTTTGGTTTGATACTAATTCTAACAGTACCAAATTCAGGTGGATCTAACTCTTCACCACCAACAACTGATATAGATTCAGTGTTTGGATAGATATTTTGTATGATTGCTTCATAATCTCTTGCTGTAACTGCTCTAAACTGTGCAGCATACAGTCTCGGAGCAAAATATTTGACTGATTCTATAGGTTCTATGTCTGTTCCACTTGTACTTTTAGTAATTGTGGTTAAATTTGCTGATTGAATGGTAACTGGGTTATTCAAACTGTTTATAAATGTACCCGCAAATGAGAAATTAGAAGCACCATTACCTAGTTGTCCATCTGTAACAATGTAAGTTACCGTAATTTCTGTTCCATTTTCTAATTTCTTACCAAAAATACCATCTCCGAAGAGTAATTCATACTTTTCATCTTGTACTTCTTGTATCAAATATATCTCTGAATCGCCATCAACACCAACAATGTTGTCTACAGCAGCATATTCTCTACCAGTTCCTGATTCTCCAGTGCCTTTTACCTTAACAACAATGGTTTGTATGTCTATAAATGGGTTATCGAGTAGAAAACGTTGATCTAAACTACCATCAACTGTAAATTTCTTCTTTAATAGTGCTCCTTGATAAATTAGAATTGGATCTGTAGCACTACCAAAGGTTGCTTTTCCATTTACAACTGCTGTAGTAATAGGTTCTGGTATTGAAAATATATAAGAACTGTCATCTGTAGCACCTACACACACAGGTCCTCTTGCTTCAAGTGTAAGTGTTGCCAAACTTGCTGAACATTCTACATCTAATGTTATACTTGCTCTTGCACAAGTCCTTGAACGAGGAACATATCCGATTCCTCTTGCCAAAGATACAACATTTTCCCTCAAAGTTGCTGAATCTAAGAAAGATTCGTTAACAACCATGTTCGCATTGAAGGAGTTAATATAAGTATTGTATGCTAAAGTGTTTAAAAGAACCGAAAAGTTGG